CGCCGTGATACCGGCGCAATCTGATTTTTGCGCAATGTTTGATTGCAGTATCCAGACCCCGGAGGTCGAATATGTTTTGCAGCGAATGTAATCCGGTGAGCTGGTGGCGTTTGTGGCGGACTGGTCAAAATAATAAAAATACACCTCGCCGGCGGCGGTCTGCACGATCCCCACACCGTCATCGGTCGCAGAACCTGATCCGTAAACATCGGCGCAGGTGATATGGTCCACACTGCCGGCCACGTCCCCGGTCAAAGACGTAAACGATCTCCAAAACAGCGCCTGAGCGGGCGTCGCTAAAATCAGTATGGACAATATCGTGAATATAAATCGTATCATTTTACAATCTCCTTAATCGGCGGCGGCCGCAAAGATATTTCGGAAAATGCATTTTTCTGCAAAATATCCTGCAGGGCAAACAGCACGTCACGCACCTCGGTGGACCTGTTGCGCGCCTTGGCGGCATCGGCCTGGCACCCGCGCACGGCCGCCTCCACGTGCGGCAGGTATTTCACCAGCCAGTCCAGCAGGTTCCAGGTCTCGGTTTTTTCCACCACCCGGCCCGGATTGGTCTTGCCGTCTTCAAACGTAATGTCACGGTTCATGGCCTGGTTGACGGCCTTGAGCACGATCTGGCCGATCAGGTTTTCGCCCGCCTCGCTCTCAAAAAATTCTTTCAACTCATCTTGTATATCCATCACCCATTACCTCTTACCCATCACCCATTACCTCTTTCTTAGATATCCGGATATTGCAGCGTGCCCACCGCCGCCGCCGGTCTCACATCCGCCGTCGATTGCGCTCCGGTGTTGCCAGCACCCCCGGAGGTAGAATCGTTGTCCGTGTAACTATCCGCCAGGGGCGCGAAACTGGAGTTGTATGTGCGTGGTATCATACTTTCGATACTGTCCTTGGCATCGCCTACAAGTAGATTGGTTGCGCTGCCGTTACTGAGATATGTTTTATCACTATAGTATTTGGTCTGGTTGTCATACCACTGATGATTATGGCTGTGATTATGACTCGGTCCGGTATGCGTATGGGCTTTCAGATTCGCCCAGCTTTCGCCGGCCGTACCGCCGCCGGTGCGGTTATACAGCCCGCTGCCGCCTTTAAGCGCAATCACCCGGTCCGTCACCGAGGCGTCGATGGCCCAGCCGTCATCCGTATCATTGCGGTAGATCCATAGCTTCTGGTTGGTGGTGCCGGTTAAAATTGCCAACCAGGCATTATTGGCATCGTTTCGGATCTTGGGCAGGTTTTTGCTGGTATCAAACCACGGATGCCCCGCTATGGCGTTTGACGGTGCCGAGGCGCCCGAAAAAAACGAGCGATGGCATTCGTGGTTGGCCTCGATATTGGCCAGATCCGTCTGACCGACATGGTCGGACTGGAAACAATTGGCGGTATAAGTCTGGCTCATTGAGTCACCTCCATCATAATTTCATCCAGCACACCCTGGGCAATGGTGCGGATATTTTCCCGGCTTTTTTCGGCCGCCACCAGGGCCTCGAACACCGGCTTGATAGCGTCCTTGAGCTCGGCGGCGCTGTTCGCCTGAAACGTTTTCTGGCCGGCCACTTTGCCGTCCGTATCTCTCACCGCCCGCACGGACACGGTGTATGTGCCGTCCGGTTCCCTGGTGATCGCGCCCAGTTCCATGGTCAACATTATTGGGGTCCCTCGTATGCCAGCATATTCAATTCTTTTAAATACAGGTTTGCGTCCAGTGACGGGTCGGTGATCGTCACCACCACCGACAGATAGCGCGCCTCGACCTCGGCGCACAGCAGCTCGAAAAAGTCTATTTCCTTCCAGGAATCTCCCGACAGCACCTTGTGCCGCAGGGTGGCCTGGAGCTGGGCGGCGCTGGTTTGTGCGAATATTTCCTGCCAGGTTTTTGTCGCCCCGGAATCCACATCGGCCCAGGTAACGGAGTTGGCTTCATCGACTTTCAGCAAAGACACCGTGTCATACCATACGATATCGCCGTTGGCGGCCGCCGCCAGCCAGATCCGCACGGTTGTACATCCCGCCGGTGTTTTGAAAAGATAGTTGAAATCATCAAAAGTAGTCGAGTCTGCCAGGTCGAAGCCGTGCTCCGGTGTGATGTATTTTAACGCCGTGCGGTCCACCACAAAGATTTTGGCCGTATCTCCGGCCGTGTTTTTATACCGCCCGCGCAGGATATACCAGGTGTCCGCCGTCACGGTAATATCCTGATAGATACCGCTGTTGTCACCGGACAGGGTCAGCTTTGCAGCGCTGCCGGTATCGCCGGCCACGTCCTCGGCGGCGTCGCAGTTTGCACCCTCGGTCCAGTCATCCAGGTCATCAGACGTCCAGTTGTCAAAAGCGCCGTCGGTTATCAGTTCGCTGCCGGTGGTGGTCAACGGAAACACCCCGTCCCAGGTGGTGTCCGAGCTTTCAAACGCCACCCGGAAATCTCCCCAAACCCGCACCTTTTCCAGGGCACTCAAGTCATGGGTGGGTGAGGTCCAGGTGCCGGTCAGCACATCGGATGTATGGGAGCATTTCAGTGAGTCTTCGCTGTCATAGGTCACCTGCTCGGTATTGTCGAAGGTGCCGGCGGAAAAATCCCAGGCCCAGGAGCCATAGGTGGCCAGCTCTGAAAAACCCGGCGGCACAAACACCGTCACGGTTGCAGACACCGGCGAGGCCGAGTAGTTGCCCTTGTTGTCTTTGGCCGCCGCCCAAAACTTATGGGTGCCGGGCCGCACGCCGTTTAGCCGCAGCGAAATATTTTTGTTGAATGAAACGAAAATACCGCCGTCCCAGGTATCTCCCAGCCGGATCTCATAGCCCTCGATATCGGGATCCGTCAGCGGCGTGCCGTATATGCTCACGCTGTCGCCGTTGGCAATCGTCATGATGGATGTCAAACTCGAAGGGGCCGACGTCACCCCCACGATGGTCTGGGACAGTTGGGTACAGTTGTCAAAATCCTCTTTGGCCCCGAAAATGGAAACCGAACGAACTTTAACATAATAAGTCTCGCCCTCTTCCACCGGGTCCACCTGGTAGTTGGTATCGCAGCGGGTCATGTAGCGCCACTCACCGGATCCGATCTTTAGCCAGATTTCGGCATAGTCCCACCAGGGGTAATCCGCCGCCGCCGGCGCGTCGAAGTCAATTTTCCAGCGGGTAAACGAGCGGTTGCGATAATAATACACCTCCTCGGAGTGACTGACGTTCACCACCGACGGCACCGCATCGAAGGGGCCGGGCAGATCGGTGCTGTCGAAATCGTGGGCCGTCAGGTTATAGATATCATCATAAAAAGTGTCGGCCTCTTCGATTAACGTCAGCGATACGGTGTGATCGCCGTTGATCGGGCAGCTTTCTACCCGCAGCACCTGATCATCCCAGCCGGGCATGGTGTGATCGAAATTCACCAGGTCCATCGGTTCCAGGGCAATCGCCCGGCTGCCGGCCACAAAAGACACGGTTTTATTCAGCCGCTCGCGCTCCAGGTGGTAATTGCTCATCTTTTGCACCAACTCCAGCTCCGACAGGCCGAATAGCTCAATCTTTTTTTCCCGCAGATCGCCCTCGGCGGTTATGGCCGTGGCATCGGATGTGATCACGTCGTCGGGCTTGTATTTTTTTTCGGCGCTCAGGTGGATGGCCCGGATGGCGTTGGGCCGGCGGCCCACATCGGGCTGGGTGATCTCCAGGCTGGAAAACCCGTCGGCGCCCCGGATCACATCCGAATCGCTCAAAGACATCACCACCGACTCATAATTCAGATCCTTGAATTTGATCTTGATCTTATCGGCCGACTGCAGCACGTCGCCGCGATAATTGGCCAGGATCCGGCCCAGGTTGTCGGCCACCGCCTGGTTTTGGGATATGGGCATATTACAGGTCCAGCCCTTGGCGGTGCAGTAGTCGATAGCACTGGACAGGCTGGCGGTATCTATGCGGCTCGCCGCGATACCGATACCGCCGCGCGCCGATGAGCGCGTCAGATAATCATAGGTGCAAAGTGCGGGGTTGTTGGTATATTCGGTCACCGTGGCGATCGGGTTGTATATTTTCACCCCCCGGACGGTGGCCTTGACTTCCGGTTCGACATTGGTTTTGTCCACGTCGTACTTGAGCCGGATATACAGATAGGCCGTATGTCTCAGGGTCTGATCCCAGCGTGATACCTCACCCTGCAGGCTGCTGCATACACTCTGCGACGACGAGCCGGAAAAAAACTGGATTTTAACCACATCACCGTACTTGGTGAAAAGCTCATCGTCCAGGTACACCAGGGGCGGGTTGCCGGCAGGCAGATCGCTGCCGGTGGTGGTATAGACCGTGCCGTCCTCGCGCACGATGCCGTCGATCTCGCCCTCCCCCAGCTCGCATATCATATACAGGTAGGGATTTTTGACATGCAAAAAGGTTTTATTCACCCCGGTCATATATTGGCCGTATATGATCGGCAGCGGCTGACGGCTCGAACGGGTGTTGACCTGCTGCCCTCCCAGGGCCGGGTCCTTGCCGGCCGGCGACTGGTTGCCCCGTGAGGCCCGCTGGTACTGATAGGCCGCCCCCATGGCCGAAATGGCGAATAAAAATATCTGGGCAGCTACCACCGGCGTCACTTGCGGCATCAGACCACCTCCCGTGCCATGATCGGCCGGTTGTAGCGGTCCAGGTTAAAAACGCACACCCCGGCACGGATAAAAGACGCCAGCGCCATACCGCCGCCCAGGGCCACGGCCGGAAACAGCCGCACCCCCGGCTGCATCACCACCAGCAGGCTGCCGATGGCCGGGTATTTCGTGCTGGCCGGCTTGCCGATCTGCCTAAAGGCGCACAGCATCTCGTACTGGGCACGCCGCACACCGTACTCCAGTAGTTCCCGGTAGTTTCCCACCGTGATGTTGTCGATATCGTCGGGCAGCGGACGGCCCAGATCCCGCAGCACGGCATCCACCAGCTCGATGCAGCCGTAATCGTCAAATGTTTTGCCGATATATTTTGCGGTAATTTGTGCCAGTTTCATACCCCGCCCTTGTAGCCTTTGACCCCCCACCAGATCTTTTTATCTTCAATCGATGTGATAAACCGCCGTCCACCAAAATTATCGTAATTGTTCAACTGTTTGCAGCGCTCCACAGACTGGTCACACCAGTCCTCGGCGGCGCCGTACCCGCATTCCGCACCCTTGAAATTCCAGGGGCAAGATGGTGTCGGCAGCCGCAGCGCTTTTTTGCGCCACAGCAAAAACTCATTGGCCAGATTGATCACGGCCGAGCGCTCGTTTAATTTCCAATCGGTCACAAATCCATTAAACAGCGTGGGCGGCGTGCCGATCAGCGAATAATAGTCGCCGCCCAGCAAAACCACATCGCCGTCCATGGGCACCACGTCGCCGCTCTCGATAACCACGCCGCCTCTCTCCTCGCCGCCGGCCATCACCGGCACCGAGGCGTCGTACATAATGTATTTGATTATCACGGTATCGTTGGCCACGTCCTCGTTGAGCAATATGCTGCTCATCCACAACCCTACGTTGCCAAACTCCAGCGTAACCTTGTCCACCGAAAACCCGGCGCCCTGGCGCACATTGGTCACCTTCAACCCCTGATCACTCTGGTAGGTGTCGCCGGCATACACCAGATCTATATCGCAGTCCGTAAAATAATAAGTGGTGTCGAACCGGCATTCCACCAGCCAGAAAGCGCGGGCCTCGATTTTGGCCAGTTCGGTCACTATATCGGCGTCAAAACTGCGCATCAGTTACCCGCAAGCCCTTTCAGCTCGATGCCGAAATTATACAGCACCGTCATAAAAAGCTCCTTACTCAGCCGGTCCTGGGCAAAGCGGCAGTTGATCCGCAGCTTGCCGGTAAAATCACATGAAATTGATTCACCTGTTGCCGGTGCCGCCACAAAGTCCACCCGGTCCGCGCCGCCGTCCCCGCCGCCGGTCAGTATGGAATAGGAGCCCGCCACCCCGTCCACATAGACGGTCTGGGAGGACGTGGATTTGCCCGGCAGATCAAAAATGTCGGTGGTGCCGTCGCCGGTACCCACGTATAGCCCCTTGTATGTCGTGGTGATGCCGATATCCGGCGCCGGGTCGAAAAAATAAAAGGACTCGAAAGCACCCTTCCTGGCCATGTAAAAGTCCCACATGGTTTGGGCATCGGCCGCCGACAGCGCCCGGTATTTAAGCTGCACGTTAAAACGCGGATACAGCGATTTTTGCCGGCGCTGTTCGCCGCCGCTGTCGAAGGTGCTCACCAGGGTGTCCCACACCGGCTCGATAACCACCGGATAAACCGGCAGGATATTTTCAGGAAATGTCGCCATCTATATAATCCGAGGAAAGTGGTTCATGGTCTTATCCTTTACCCATTCTCCATTATCCTTTCTCCGTTATCCTCTATGTATTCTCCAACATGGCCTGCCTCAGCAGGCCGTTATCACTCAAATTTTCGGCCGCCAGCATCGGCACCGCCCCGGAGCGCCGCATCATGTCCACAAAACTGGGGGCATCCATGGCCGAGATATTGTATACGTTATAAGTGTTGCCGCCGCCGCCGGACGCAGCACCCAGCTTGCCCATGGGCAGCACCACCTCGTCGCCGTGAAATTCGTAGGATTTGCCGGACTTCATTCCGACCCCCACCACGTTTTCGCCGATGTAGCCGCCGCCGGCAAAAGCGAAACCGCCGCCGGCTGCACCCCCGGCACTGTATCCGGCAAAGCTGCCGGCAATTTTAGAAAAAATGGAGGTCAGCAGGGTGCGGGTCTGAATCCGGATCAGATCATATATAATGGCATCGGCAAACGCCTTGAAATTAAACTGTCCGGTAGTGGCAAAACTGGCGATCGCAGCAGACATGCGGTCGGCCATATTATCGATCACGGCGGTAATCTGGTCGTTGCGTATCCGGACGTTGTCATAATAGGCCTGCACATGGGCATCCATGGCCTCATACGCCTCGGCATGGTTTTTTGTCATGGCCGCCAGCGCCTCGGCCTGGGCATCCGCCATGGATTGACCGATGGCAAACCGCCCGCGCTCGTAACCGGACAGATCCGGCACGGGCGGGAAGTAAAACTCCGGGGTGTCCTTTTTAACCGCCGGCGGTGCCTCGCCGCCGAATCCGCCACCGGTGGTATAGGCCGTGCCGGCATAAGCTGCATATCCGGGAGTGTCCTGGGTGATTTTTTTAGTCACCACTCCCAGCCGCTCCATTTGCCTGATGGCCTCGTCCACCATCTTCTGGCGCTCTAAAAAAGATGCGGCTACAAATTTATTCCAGTCGATCAGCCCCTGGGCGGCCAGATCCGCCCCCTGGGTGAAGGTGTCGTATATGCTGGGCAGTGCCGCATACTTGGCGATATCAGCCAGAGCATCGGCAATCTTTTTTAAATGTCCGGGGATATCCTGCTGGATGAGTTGCTGGTTGTTATCCACCCAGGACAACACGTTGGTGGACACCTCGGTGATCTTGGGCGCCAGTTTCACAATCGCCCCGGTCACCTGCATTCTTAGCACCTTGCCCAGGGTGCCCAGCTTGTCGTTGGCCTCTTCCGCGCCCCGGATCAGATCGTCATCGATCACAATCCCCAGGGCATGGGCCTCCTCGCGCATTTTATTCAGCTCGGCTGCTCCGTTTTTTACCATAACGGTCAGCTTGACGCCCGAACGCGAGAAGGCCGCATTAGCCAGCGCGGCCCGGTCGGCCGCGTCGGTGAGCTGCCCCATGCGGTCGAACACCAGCTTCAGCGCCGCTTCGGTGCTGCCCGCACTCTTGATATTATCCAGCAACTGCTCATCAAATTTTTTTAAAAACGTCACCAGCGGACCGGTGTTACTGCGCGCCTCGCCCAACCGCTTGTTAAACGCCAGAAACGAGCTGTTTAAAAGCTCGGTGCTGACACCGGATAAAGATGCCGCGTGCTGGTATTCCTGGAGCACGCCGGTGTGGATGCCGGCCACATCGGCCGCCTTGCCGATGGCGTCGGCCGCATCCAGCGAAGATTTCACCAGGTAGCCGATGCCGGCCGTGCCCGCCAGGGTGCCCACCGCCCCCTGCAGCGAAAACACCGAACGGGTCATGGCCGCAATGCTGCCCCGGAATTTTCTGAAAGCCGTGCCGGTGATATCCTTGGCGGCTAAAATTATTTGCAGTCGATGATCAGCCATATTTTTAAAAGAAGGTTAATGGTTAATGGACAATGCTTAATGGTTTTATCCTTTATCCATTTTCCTTTATCCATTTTCCTTTATCTCCGTCAGATCGCCGACATTGGACGATCTTTTTTTTTGGATACTACGGCATGGCTTTTTTATCGTTCTTATTCCTCGATAAATCCTGTGTGGCCTGGCGGCGTGATTTGAACATCCGCCGCGTACACCAAAAACGGCACATCCACCAGACCGATCTCAACGTGGGGAACTCCGCCGTCTTTGGCGTCCATTTCAATTTTGACATACAAAACATTTTCAAGCTCCTCGCCGGTATCGCTGTCTATGATTTTGCTGCCGTAAGGTTCGCCGTTTGAGACGATTTTCAGTTTCATGATCTCCATCCCCGGAAATATTCACGATAGGCCGCCGCCAGGCGCCGGAACCGTATCTTTTGATAATTATTCCGCACAATGCAGTGCACCCGCTGGCGGCTGAGCCCGAAATGATCCGCGATCTTAATTTGCTGCACCCCGAACCCATGCATCAGCCGGATCTGCTCGGTGACCGGCAACCTGTCAAACCCCGCCGACAGCGCCATGGCCATCATATCCGCTCGCCGCGCATCTTGCGGCGAAAATTGTTTCGGATATTGTCCCAGGCATCGCGGCGCTGCGCATCCCAAAAAGGCTCCATGATGGGCCGCGCCGGGGTAATAAAACGCCGGGTATTTTTTTTCAGGAAATGATAGCGCCGCGCTTTGGCCCGCCGGCCCAGCCGCGCCCCGGTCGATATAAACCCTTCTCGGGCACCCTCGGTCATGCCGGAGGTAAATCCCTGCTGCTGGATTTTCGCCAAATGTTTCCAGCGTCTTGATACATACGGACCCGTCCAGCCGATCTCAAGCTGCAGCGGATCGCGGTCCGCCACAAAATAGCGCACCGCCAACGCCAGGCGACGCAAGGGGGTGTTGCGCCCCCGGTGCATCCTTTTTCGGGCGATAAAAGACAACGGCGTAAACTTGCGCCCGCCGGGCGCACCCTTGCGGATCTCTGCTTTTAACAGCCGCATCAAACGAAAGCCCTCGACCTTGACGGCGGCGTTCAGGGCTTTTTTCTGACGCCGCGACTCGGCTTTCAGATCCCGGTCCAGCTTTTTCAACCCCTTGATGGTGACATCGATCATAGATCAGTCCAGCCCAAAAAAAATAGAAGTTATTTATTTAACTTCCAGGTTAAAAAAAGAAACTTCCATCCGTAAAATCCTTTTTCCTTTAGCCATTATCCTTTATCCTTCACCCTTATCCTTCGCCATGTCCCTCAAAACCTCGCGCTCCAGCACCTTGATCTTGCGCATCGTGCACACCGAGCACTCGATCTCAAGCCGCGCGGCTTCCGCATAGACGGCCGTATAATCGAGCCCGACAACGCCCAGGCCGCCGGCGCGCCACTGGGTCTGCACCTCCAACCAAAGCTCCCATGCCTCGGCGTTTGTCTTCCACAACGCCGGCGCTGTGGCGTAGCTGCAGCCGGAGCAAGGCGGTGTTTTCTTGGCACGCCGGCACTGGCGGCAATAATCGATGCGTGTCCGGTCTGAGTGCCAGGCCCAGACCGTGATCAGTTTTTTTCCTCATCTCCCGCCCCGTAGGTTTCCTTGAGCACCGCCTGCCACAGGCTCATGGCCGCGCTGTTGACCATGCCGTCGATGGCCCGGCGGGTGTCCTCGTCAAATACGATCTCAAACACGGCATCGATGGCGTCGTCGGCGGAGGCCATGGAAAGATCCAGCAAATTAATACCGTCTGTCTTCAGCGCCTTGACCTCGCCGCGCGTCAAACCGCGCACCAAAAAATGCCGCCCCTCCACTGTAATTTCTCGCATATTTTCTTTTATCCTTTTACCTTTTACCTTGCCTTAGGCAATCAAATCATAACTGGCCACCGAGTTGGTCACCCGCATCACCACCGCGCTGGCCTCGGAGCCGTTGGCGTAATAGCCCTGATAATTCAAATCCACCAAAAGCCCCTGGGGTCCTGGAATGTCCACTGAATTGCGCTCATACTGCAGCTCTTCGATTTCGATCTCGAATATCGACGAGGCCGAATTGGTGATGGTCAGCTTCAGACTAGTTTCGGTGGAATTCAGCGCCTTGTCCAGCAGGGTGGTATTTTCAAACAGTGTTTTGATGTTGCCGGACACCCCCACGATGCCCTCGGGGATGGAGCCCAGCACGCCGGATGCGCCGATGACGTATTTATCCAGGTCCAGGCCGAAATCGATATTAATCGAAAGCTCGGTGGCGTTGGACAAAGAGGCGCCGCCCTCCTCGATGGCCGCCTCGAAATTATCCAACCGCGCCAGGGTCACCGCCGTGGGGCTGGCGTCAAAAGAAGAGTTCTCCAGGCTTTCGTTGGCCCCGGCAATGTCCAGATTGGCCGTCAGCTCGCCGTCGCCGCCGGCCGTGATGGAAAACCCGGAAACTTTACAGCCGCGAAACTGGTTGTACTTGGCGGTGGCCAAATCGGTATAGGCCCCCTCCAGGGTAAAGCTGGGCATCACATCTGCGATCTTGAATTCGTGCACGTAAGGGTCGGCCCCGGTGCTGGTAGGATCGCCGAACATGGCCGCACACCAGTACGGCATGATACCCGAGTCCACCGGCACCACGACAGGACCGGCCAGAGATACGTTGCCGTCGAAGGGCTCGGCCGGATTGCGCGAGCCGGTCAGTGTTTCCGGCTTGTTTTTGTTACGGTTGGCCTTGAGCCCGAACGAATTCACACTCATCTGATATCCGGCCGCCGGGGCCGTGCCGAAAGTGGTTTCATAGCCGATCAAAAGATCGACGGTGGAGCCTTTTTGATGTGCCATTTTGTGTACCTCGCTTTATGTGAGCGGATCAGTTCCGATGGTGACTGTTTCTGAAAACGTAAAATCCAGATAAGCATATATTTCCGGCAGGCTGCCAAGGGTATCGGCCGAAAGGCTGTAACCGAAGGCCGTATTGGCCGGCAACGCGCCCTTGATCGCCGCCACAATCAGGGTCACGCCGTCTAAAATCAACTCGATTCCGGCGGGCAGCTCCACGTTTTCGTAGGCTGTAAGCTGCAGGGCATCGCGGTTGATGGCCACATCCACCGCCAGACCATACTCGTTGACACGCCGGTTTTGATGCTTGGCGGCTTCCGGGGTATGCATGATCACATAGGGCATACCATCGACGGTGGGCAGGGCGTGGCTGGAAAGATCGGCAAACACCGACATCATTACGCCGAATCGGCTTTTGGCCCAGGCATCCAGATCGCCGTCGCCCGCCACCGCCATGATAAACGTGTTATAGAAATCGTATAGGTCCATGCGATCTTATCGGTTAGTTATCTTTGGGTCCCGCACTTTTAGCGGATTTGGTGATTTTTTTTGGCTCCGGAGACGGCTCGACATATTTACGGGCCTTGCCCAGGTTGATCAGCAGCCGGGCATCAACCGGCGTAGCCTCAATAACCGCACCCGGTGAAACCCGTTGGCCGCCGCAAACAGTTCCCATCAAAATCTCTATTTCCACACCACCGCCTGTATTGGTTTTAACGGACCGGCCGCCCACCAGGGAGGCGGCCGAACCTTTTACGGATAACGTCATGCGGTTATACTCCGTCGTTGTTTAATGCAAAGCTGACCGGATGGCGCACGGCCACGTCCACACTCTCATGGACCACGATGCGGATGGTGCCGGACAGTGAGTTGGTATAAGGGTCTACCAAAACGTCCAGCCCGCCCCAGAATGCCACAATCAGATCGTTGAGATTGCCGAAAAATACATCTCCGGACGTAATCTGGCTGGACACCCCGCAGTTGTAGCCGTTAAGGGTTTCGCCGGGGCCGTAGATAAAAACCGCAGTGCCCGACGCCTTTTCGGTGGTTTTCAGGCTGCCGCGCATGGACGGTTCAATGATATAGCCAAGCTGACCCATCAGGGCGTTATCCACCGCCACGGCAGATTCCATTGCCACCACCTCGGCCCAGGTGGGCACGGCGGCCGCAAAATTCGTCGGCGTGTTGATGCCGCTTTGCTGGGAAATACCGGTGGGCTGGCCGGATGCACCGGATCCGTAAAGAGCCGCCCGGTCGATCTCGATGGCCACGGCCTGGGCCAGATCATCCCGGATCAGGGCCTCGACGTCCAGCGACGACTGCAGCAGCAACTGCCGGCTGATCTGCGAATAGGCACCCAGGGTCTTGGGTGTTAACGACACCTGGTCGAATTGAGCCTCCGACAGCGAGACATCGCCGCCCTCAGATGATATCCAGCCGGCGGCGGATCCCGACGTTTTGCGCGGGATCAGAATATCGCCGGTCAAACCGGTCAGGGTGCGCGCCCCCATCTGCATCACCACCGCAAGATTGCGCAGCACGTCGATAAACGAGCCGGCCATCAGGTTGTCGGCCACCAGCTCGGCGCCGTCTGTGGCGGTACCCGCCGTCAGTGTCCGGGCGCCCATGTAGCCGTTGGCCAGCAACACGTCATTGGGTACCAGCAAGCCCTTGGGCTGAATGCCGCGCTGAGCGGCGGCGGCCTTTGAGCACTCAATCTCGAATGCGCCCTCTTCCCGGAATTTGGGCTCGTTGGCAAATACCAGCATGCGCAACGCACGGGTAAACGAATATTGCCGTGTTTCGGACTCCGTCAGGCCGATGTTGGCATCAGGCACCAACACCGGGTCCTTGTCGGCGATGCGGTTTAACACCGATTCGCGGAATGCGTCCGCGCTGGTATCGTTGGCGATCGCCCTCTGCGCGTCGTCACGCAGATTGAATTTTTCGCCGATAAACATGATGTCGCGCTGGCGGATACGCTCAGCCTCTCCGGCCTCGCGGGCGGCATCCTGACGGATTTTGGTCAGGTCCTCCTCGGCGGGTTGTACCAGCTTGATTTCAGGCGGGTCCGCCCGGTTCTGATCAGGGGTGATTGCCGGAGTTTCATTTTTCTTCTTGTCGTCAGCCATAATAATGTCCCTCTCGATTGTAGTTAAATGGTTTTCGGTTTGCGACCGGCCGACGCCGACAGATACATCGGCCGGCACGGAGACCATACTGATTTCCATAGGCTCCCAGCGGGTGGCCCGGAACGTGGGGTTGTCGGGGTCGGAATCTTCCTGCTTCATTTTGTGGATGCGATAACCCACGGATATATTGCTGCGGATGCCGTCGAGCACATCGGTGAATATTTCGTTGGCCCGGCCGGATTTGGAATACCTCACCAGCGCCCGGCCTTTTTTGTCCGAACCGATATAAGCTTTTTCCACCACCCCGATTTGATCGCGGGTGTCGTGGTCCATCAGAAAGGCACCGCCGTTGTTAATGCGGTCCAGCATCACGGATTTTTTACCGTGATCCAGTATCTCCTTGCCCCAAAACCGTTCGATCGGTTCTTCGGATGAAAATGACAGCTTCACGGTTCGCTCTTCTTCGTTAACATTATCGCGTGTAAAGCTGAATTCTCGATACAGTATCCCGGTTTTGATCGTCGTCGGCTCCATCTTTTGAATCCTTTTCCCGTGTTGAATTAATATTCAGCCCCAACTCATCGGCCTTTTGCTTTTCAGCCGCCAGGCGTGCGAAGGTATCGTCCAGATCGCCGCCCTGCTCCATGATAATCTCACTGCGGGACTTGAACCCCATCTGCACCGCCGTGGTATTGGCCTGCATGTCTTTGAGCGGATCCACCCAGCCCCAGCGCCTCGGCTGCCAACTGACGGATTTAAACTCGTTATATAGTCCCGCCGGCAATGCCAGTTCTTTGGTCATCAGGGCCTGTAACAGCCAGCGCTCGAAAACCGGCTGGCAGAAATGCTCGATCATCCAGGATTGCAGCATCATCCAGATATCACGCTCCTCGATGGTGCCGTGGCGGATGGATGAATAATTGACATCGGCCAGGTTGTTCGACAAACTGGCATACGATACGTTGAGCCCGGCAGCCGCACCTCGTAAAATCGCCTTGATAAAATCATCGAACCCGGCATTGGGATGATCGGGGTCAAATTTTTCAAAGCGATAACCGGCCGGCAGCTCTTTAAACGTTCCCGGCTCAACCTCATCGATCAGATTGCCGCTGCTGTCCTTGTCATCATAGGGATAGCCCATATCGCCGTCTTTGTAGAAAAAACCCATTTTAGCCGCTCCCACGCGGGCCGATACCAGCTCGGACCACTCATAGTGGCCCAGCATGTGCAGGCGCTTTAGAGCCGTAGCCGTCCAGGGGATACCCCGTGTCTGGTCGGCACGCTCGGTGATAAACGCATGTATAATGTCAGTGGCCGGAACCCGCTGGCGTTTCTGGCCGGGCGCCTGATAGCTTAAAGCGCCTGGGTTTTGGGAAAACAGGTGATAGGCGACCGGTTCCTTGTAACCGTTTTTCTCCACCCCCATAACGATATTTTTATTGGCGTCCGAATAGCCGATATCCAGGTTGTCGGGCTCGATAATCTGCAAAGCAAACTGAAAAGGGTTGTCTTCTTTTGCCACCATGGAAATCAGGATCTCGCCGTCACGCGCCACGCTCTGGATAAACAGCCGCTGCACATCACAAAATGTCAACCGGCGGTTGACAGTGCAAAACTCCTTACGGCTCCATTGTTTCCAGGCCGCCTCTATTTTCGCGTTGGCCTCTTCAACCGCCACTTCCTGGGCGTCTTCCACCTTGGCCTGCAGCCGGATACCGTTGGGTCCCACCACATTGACGGCCAGCATGGTCATAAACTTTTTACCGTAATCGTTATTGGTGCACAAATCGCGGCTGCGAGCCCGCACCGTCGCCAAACCGCTTTTGATATCCTCGTCAATGGCCTGAGAAGACGTGGTCCAGTCGCTTAGCAGCCGCGACACGGCAGCGGCGTCAAATTTGCGCTCATGCTTGCGGCGGGTAAAAAGCCTGCGGAAAAACCCCGGTTTTTTAGGCATTTGAAAATCTCACTTTAATATTTTGCTTACCGCCCAGCCCGTTGGCAATGGCCTCGGCCTGTATTTCCTGGGCATAATACGCCTTGTATTTATCGCGCCACTCCAGCACCCGCTGAATCGGCATGTAGGCGATCACCTCACCGCCGATCAGCGTCTGGGCCTGGTCGGCGGTGGCCCGTTTTTCCAGGCGCGCCTCCAGGGCGTCAAGCACTTTCTTGACATGGCTGCGGTCGTCGTAGCCGGTGGCCGCCGTCGCCAGATTGGGCAAAATCTCGATGGTGCCCGAATCCACCATGTAACGCTCGGAGGATCCTCCGGTGACGTATGCCTGCCAGGAATAGATACCGGGGGAATAGTTGGCGGTCGCGGATGCGGCCAGGGTGACCAGGTGATCATCGCCGGAGGCCGAGGCGCTGATCGTGATCTGCTGACCGGATTTCACCAAAGCGTAGGTGAGTTGCCAACCGGCGGATGCCAGGCAGCTATCCCCGGCAGGGGTAAGGCAATCGGCACCCAATTTTTTCCATTGTACGTAATCGCCGGCAGTAATTTTATCAGGCTCGCGGGTGGGCGTTTCGGACATAAAAAAACCCCAAAATATGGTTATTTATTTTATGCAATAATCATATCATGGGGTTTTGGCCCTGGGACAAAGAGGGACAAAGATGACCCCCCTCTTTAAAGGGCGGGACAACACGGGACTTGACACGGTTTTTTTGAGGGGTAAAAATACACTGGTTTTTCACTCCACATCCATCGGAATATTTTTTTCTCTGTAGCGTGTTAACTTTTTAAAAAATTCGTCAACATTATCTTTATGAGCGTACCAACGCTTATTAATCACCCGCGCCGGCAAACCCATTTCCAAAAACTGATAAAATACCCGCTTGCTGACATTAAGATATTGCTCAATCTCCCCTCTGCCGTTGAGTATCTTGTTGTCGTTTCTAGGCGGCATCCATCACCCACCACACAAACCGGATCGTGTCCTCACTCAACTGCAGCTCGCCGCCATCCGCCAGCAGCCCGACAATCCACAACCGATAGGTTTTCATGCTCACCTCTCTCCCACCAAGTACGCTGCACCGCAGAATAACCATCGCGCAGGGCATCGTATCCTTATCACGTCAAGCCCTCAATACGGCTCTTCACTTCCCGGTATATTGATTCGTCTGCATAGCTATCTATCTTGTCAAATAAATCTTGTTGCTGGTATTTAACTCCGTGTTTAAACCCGTGGACCATATGGTCAATCAAAAGCGGTCGAATGGATTTAAGATACCAATCAACGTGGGCTTGTGCTAATTCAAGACTCTGTTTTGTAAAATCTTCGCTCATAATAATCTCCTTTCAATGCTGCTCACTGACCGCCATAATTGGCTTGGCCTTTTTGGTTTTAAGCGGCGGCAGCGGCTCGATGTCGAAACCGCACTTTTTATTCCGCGCAAATTGAGCCAGGGCGTTATATCGTTTGTGCTCCGCCTTGATGTTGGTCAGATCCACATCGGACAAATCCAGCCCCAGCAAAAGCGGCGGAAACAATAAAACCCCGGTACCGGTCAGCATGGCGTTTGCCGCTATTTTGGTGGTACGTCTTTGCCGCAGCACCTCCAGCCGGCTCAACGAGCGCTGTAGATCACCCTGCAGCACCTCACAGCTTTTATCCTCATCGCCGTATTGATACACCGCCACCGGATCCGCCGAGCGCGACAGACCGCCGCAGCCCAACAACAACAACGCCAAACAAATCAACAATAACGCCTTCATGGTTTACCTCCTTTGATTTCACCTGGTAAAAATAACCCTGCATCTTTAATGCCCACATACTCGACCTCACCGCCGTAGTCGTGCACTTCGTCAGCCAACCGCCGGGTGCATGGCACCACTTGCAAAAAACCACTCTGGATTTCATCCGCCATATCAACCACATTTTCTATGCCAAACAATTCTTGCGCCTTAAGCTGATTCATGGCATCAACAACAGCATCGTGTTGGGTCATACCAACACCCCAGATAACCGGATCACGCACCTCCGCCACCGCCCAACTGGTCAGCCGGGGATCTTTGCGCCGTAATTTCCTGTCGATAATTTCTCCACTAAACAGATCACGTTGTAAACCCATAAAACCCTCACTTTAAAAGTTCAAAAACCTTGCCGGGCGCCCCCCCTTTGGGGTTGTAGTATTTGCCGCTCTCATATACCGGCATCACCACCGAGGCCCGGTCAATCCAATGGTGGGCCGCCATGCGCGTAATGTTAAACTCATCGGCAATCATGCGGGCCGTCACCGGACCGGCCTTAAACATTTCCATCACGCGAAACGCTTTCATAATCGAATCGCCTTTAGGCATTTTCTTAACCTCCAGGTTAAATATTCATCCATCCGCCGCCGGGCTTTACTGGCAGCGGCCGCCGCGCCAGTGGATTATGCACCTTCTCCGCCACGGTTTCTTTTTCCGGCGGATCGGCGGGCCTCTTTGTTTTGGCCTCCCGATAGTTGGCCAGCCCCGTCAGGTTGGGCTGCCACGAATTATCCGCACAGGCCGCCGCGTAGACCTCGCAATCCAGCAAATGATTGTCTCGGGCGGTCTGCTTCCAGTAATATTTGCCACGACGATCCCGACGCAAATCTTCGGCTAAAAACTGACGGGCATAATCAATACCGGTTTCCGCATGCAGATAAAAACGCTGGCTGTCGGCCGGCAACGTGTTGCCGTCGTTATCCACGCGCTCATCGAGCCGCGTCAAGCGCCAATGCAAAAGTTTTTTCATCTCAAAAGCATCGATCATGCGCAGCCCGAGCACCCCGCGCCAGCGCCTGCGGGATCGGCCGGATCCGCCGGGGCGGCTGTCGATCGGCTTTTCCGGACCCACCCGCTGAAATTGCCGCTTACCGGCACCCTTAACACCATAAATCACCCGGTCACCGTATTTTTGCCGCATGGAAATTAAAAAAGCATAGATTTCTTCGGTGCGGGTGATGCCCTCGGTCTCACTCTCCCCGCCGCCGGTATCCATGGCCGCCCGCCATACCGCCATGGTTTGGTCCGAACCTAAAATCTGATAGGACGTCTGAAACACCATAGCCTCGACATCGGCAAAAGTGGACAGGTAGCCGTACTGAACCAGGTGGCTGTTCAACTCGCCGTCCCAGGCCCGCACCACAAACCAAAAACCGCGTTTTTGCACATCGATGCCGGCAGTCAACGCCACCGCCCAGGCCGGCACGATACCGGGCGGGATCTCGTTTTTATGGTTCAGTAGGTCGCTGTCTTTTTGGGTTTCCACCCGCTCGGTCCAGGCCCGGCACTGATGCTGCGTTACGAAGGCCTGCAACTTTTTGGGGTCGTCCTGACCCACTAAAAACGCGGTGGCAGCCGTAGATAGGCTTGAAAACGGCGAATACCAGGACGCCAATCCGCGAAACGCCACCACCACCGGCCGCTCCACCGGATTGTCCGACTTCCAGCGCCCCAGGGATACGGCACGGTTCCGAGTGTAATCATCCCAGTCCATACCGCATTTGACACACGTGTAGCGTGCCATCTTTTTGCGGCGCACCTTGCGAGCGTCCTTACAGCCCAACCAGTGAAGCTGCTTGAATTCCATAATCTGAAATTCCCGGCAGATCGGACAGCGAGCATAATAGTGGCGCACTTCATCCGGGTCTTTGTTCAGCAGCGTGTCAAAGGGATCGCCGTCTAAATTCGGCGTGGAAAAAAACATCATTTTCGAGGTGTTTTCATAGCGAATCTGGCGCTGCTCGGCCAATGAGAAGGGGTCCGCTTCCTTGCCGGTCCATTCCGGGTATTTGCCGGGCTCGTCGAAAAACAGATAACGCACCGACTCCGACGCCAGCGCCGCCGCCGATGACGCCCAGGCCATCATCAAATCCATGCCGTTAATAAAATTAACGTGCAAGGTCGTGACATCATCCGCCCGGGGGCTCAATAATTCTGCCAGTTTGGGCGTGTTGCGAAACATTGGGATCAACTGACGCCGGCTGATGCGCTTGGCCACTTTTTCGTCCGGCATGATATACATGGCCGGTCCCGGATCGATGTCGATGCAATATGAAAGACAGTTAAGCGCCACCGACGTTTTGCCGGTCTGCGGCGCCCACTCTAAATAGATTTTTCGCACCCACGGAAGGTTAAACGTGGCCATGGGCTCCACGGCATAGGGTGTCAGCTCGTTGGACCATTTACCCTGGGTGGGTCCGGTGGATACCATGCGGTATTTTTCAGCCCACTGCGCCACTGTGATGTGCTCTTTGGGCTGAAATACCAGCCGTTCCGGTTCTGTGAATGTAAAAGTTTCCATGTTTATTTTTCTATAATATCCAAGCGCTGCAAATCCACCGATGCCGGCAGATCAAACTCGACATCCGCACTATACCGCCCCAGCCAGGACTCAAGATAATCCAGAAACCATTCAATCAATTCCGGTAGTTTGACCATATCCCCATTAACAACACGCACGGCCTCGCTCGCCCTATTCCTGAAATCATTTTCCGCATCAGATTTCAGCCGTGAGGCCCGCATCGCCAGCGCACTTTCGTGCACGGCCCTCTCCACATACTCCCCGCGTAATATCTTGGTTTTAATCTCCCAATGCTCCGCCTGGGCCGCCACCTTGCGGGCCTCGGCCGTCTGCTTATCCTCTGCTGCCGGCGATATACTTTTAGCCCGCCCTGGCGGGGTTCCGTCTTTTTGATTTAAAAAATTACGAGCGTATTTATTAACCGCCACCACCGAATAACTGCCGTCAGGATCAGGCCGTATGCGCCCCTCTGCCCGATGACGGTATACCGTGGACTTTGACACCTTAAACCCGGCAGCGTCCAG